ATCCTACCGTCCTTAAGTACTTAGCTACTCTATTCCATGTTTGTCTCTCATCTACAGGTATTATTAATGTGTCACCACCTACTACTGTTACCAATCCAAATGATTCTGCACTTGTTATCCCAAGAGGCGAGAGGATAGCTAATAGCCTTTCTACTACAGCATTACCAAATGCTTCTAAAGAGGCTATGCTTAAAGGCGTTAGAATAACACCTAAAGACTCCACTGTGGGACTAGGTACAGACTCCTGAGAAGTGATACCAGAAGGGCTTAATGTTACAACACCAGTTGTTATTTCAGGGGTGGGTACGCTCTCCTCAGACGCAATAGAAGAAGGGGATACAATTTCAACCCCCGTTGTTACCTCTGCTGTACCGAATGCCTCTAATGAAGCAATTCCACTAGGAGAGAGGGTTACAGACCCTGTAGTAATCTCTGCTGTTCCAAAGGCTTCCGTAGAGGCTATGGATGGTGGTGATATTGTGAGTCCAGTATCTTGGTCTTCCCAAGCACCAGTAGACCAGAATGTTGACGGGTCGCTTTGGTTGTTATCTCTTGACGCACAAAAGTCTGCACTATCCGCTGTCTCCTTAACGTAGAAAGAGTATATTTCGCCTGTGTACCTGTCCTTCGCCCCCGTTCCTATTCGTAAATCACCTGTGCCTACGTTTAGCGTTGTTGATGTATCACTTGAAAGAAGGGTGCCTAAATCATTTGCGCCATCCATATACACTGTGGCGGCTTGGTTATCAAACACATTACAAGACCGTTGCACTGATGTTGTACTTGAGTTTGTTTGATGCCCTATCCTATATCCACCAACCGCTTGAGAAAATGCAGATTGGAAGGTTACTGTTTCTGAAGAGCCTGAGACAGTTGAATCTTGGCGAAGGCCAAATGGTTCATCACCAGCGCCTTCATCATTGTTTAAATACCATATTCCTTTATCTGCTGATGCCGCTGCATTTTTAAATGTGCAATGAACGCTGACCGTTGACCTACCATTTAAAGGTACTGCTCCAAGAGAGATGTATCCATTACTAAATGAATACCCTTGTCCTGATAGGGAGGTAGGGGATGTACCACCTAACGTTCCATTGTATCCGTTTCCAGATGAGTCTGTAAGGCTACCCCCATACAAGTGCAAGGCAGCAAGGTGGTCAGCCCACACCGCATCCCTACCAAAAGCTGCTCCATTAGCAGGAAGTGAAGTAGCGACAGTATCCGCTTCAATATAGACTGTACTACCTACATTCAGGCTTGAGGATAGACCCCATATGAGTATACTAGGAGAGCCACCAGTAACAAACGTAACAACTTCTACAGGTAGGCGTGTTCCTTTCCCACTGTCTGTATAACACTTAAGATTGCCACCTCCATTGTTTATGGAAGTACTGCCACCATCAATTGCAGCACTTGGAAAGTTTGCCGTGACAGCTACCCAAGTAAAATCCGTTTGCGCAGAGGGTACTTTCCCCGTTGCTACTGTTATCGTACAACCATACCTAGCCATAGTTTACTCTAGGTCGTTAGAATATTGGACTAAATCAACATTATACTTAGCAATCAATTCATCAGCCGTCATCCCCTTTGCCCTTGTAGCTGCAATATCCCCCACCATGCTTACAACTTGCATAAACTGCCCTTCTAATTCTGCCACCCTCTTAGACATACTCTCTTTTATTGACTCATCCATGTTGACATCTGGATTCTTTAGTACGTATGCTTGATGTTTTATTGCAGCAGGAATAGCAGCGTTGAGCTTAGAAACAGCATCCGCTACTACTTTCATTGTTTGAGCTTGGTTTACGAAGAACTTATCAAATTTTACTGCTTGTAGTTTATTCATTTCATTTCCTACTTAGTTATTACATCAAGTTCTTTTGTGTATGCTTCTGCTTTAGCAAGGGATTTACTCCTCACTAAGCCTTCTTTATTGATAAGAGAGATTAATTCAGCAACTCTTTTAATACGTGTGTGTTCTGTTTTTTCTTCAGGTGTTAATTTAGTAAATCCTAACATGAGTGTTCCTTATAGTTTAAATATTCTATCTGTACCAGTAGCCCAAGCAACAGTTATGTCACCACCATTAGGTGTTACAGGAATACCTGTAGCTGTATCAATCCTAGCAATCAATCGTGATGAAGCAGGAGTGCCTGTGTCTTGATATATAACAAGGAACTCACTTATAGCACCACTGACACTACTGAAGGTTACATTAGCTGCATCAGCTACACCTGCTGCTGTAGTCTTAGAGCCTAAGTTGGCACTTGTTGCAATAACCGCACCACCTGCTGTTACATCTGTTATGTATTGGTCAGTGGCTAAATCAGGGGTATAGACAGCACTGTCTACTAATGCCACTTTGATGTTATTCCCACTCCAACTAATCTCACTCTTTAAGAAAGATTCTCTTGCTAAATCGTATAATGCATTTGCCATATTAAGACCTCTTACCTTTTCTAGTCATACCTTTGAAACTACCGTTCTTGGCTTTATTTGTTTTACTACTTACTACTCTTTGATTGGACTTAGCATTGCTGCCACCGTTCCTAAGAGGCTTCTTGTGGTCTATCTCCTTACCATCCCCCTTCTTAACTCTCCCTTCCTTCTCAGCAACCCTACGTGCTTGATTCCTTTTTACACGATTGTCTTGTGTCTTCCTGTTGTAAGCTCTTTTAGCCTTACTAGCAGGCTTCGCATTGGCCTTTGTTTCACCTTTCTTAGGCATATATTTCTCTCTCATTTGTGTTAGTGGTTACTGACTAAACTTTCAATCTTATGTCGTTTGCCCCGTTTATCTGCTACTCGTCTCAAATATACTAAATACGTAGTTGCATAATTTGTTAAGTTAACTATACTAAGTAGTATCTTTCTTTTACTTCTTCTTAAGAAGTTTTCTTTCTCTTCAGGGTTTTAAATAATCTTTTAAACATCATAATCATATCTAACTACTCAGTAGGAGTAAGTCCTAAAGCAAAAACAATATCCTCATCAAATCCTTTAACATAAGGACTATCCATACCTAACTCAATAAAAGACTGTCTAGTGTTCTTTATTAATAAGTTAACTTGTTCTATCTGAGTATTCCTTCCTGCTAGTCTGTTTGTTCTGTTGAACTGCATCGTCTTAGTATCAAAAATATAATTCCTTCTAACATCCTGATTTAAACCCATACCACCAAATTCAGAAGTAGTACTGTTGTCAGATGTTTCTTGCATCATTAACTTCTGAATATTCCCTGCTAAAGAAGGTACGGCTGCTTTGTATAATAAGTCTGCTGTCTCTGTAGCCTTCTCTGCACTCACTACTCCCTTCCCTTGAGCAACTATAGCCTTAGTGGTAGCATCAAGTGCTCCTTTAATTACAGCAAGCTTAACCTTAGCAGGGGAGTTGTTAAACATACCATCTATAATCTTCTGATTCGTTAATTGACTATCATCTGTAGGAGCGCCTAGAGTCTGCATTACATTAGGTAGGTTTCTTAATACAACATCAAAGTTATCTTGATTAGGGTCTACATTACCTCCAATACTTCCTGCTAGAAACTTTGACATTATATTAAAAGAACCTAACTCTTGTGGCGCACCTACAAGCTTGGCAGCAAACAAAGAATTTACTGCTGTTCTCTCATCCCCTGTTCCATAAAACATACCTGCTAGAGAACCTTGATATAAGATGTCTGTGTTGTTTTGAAGTGCCTTTAAAGATTCTGTTCTAGTAAAGAGGTCTATTGTGTTGTTAACACCCTGCTCTAAATTACTAATCATAGTACTTATAGCCTCAGGCGATACGTATGTTTTTGATTGACGTGCTTTTGCATTAACAACCTGTGTTATGTTCTGCTTGTATGAGTTAAGTTTATCTATAATTAAAGGCACGTTCTCTAAAGAAACACCCCCTAATTGTTTAGCAAAAGAACCCATATCCGAAGCACCAACCCTCCCTAACTCATTTCCTACATTAAAAGACCACATCCTATTATCTTGATTCTGTCGAGCAGTCTCATTTGTTAATGCGTCCCTATCTCTTTGCATCTCAGCATTAGTAGCAGCAGTTATAGCTTGAACTCTTGCAGCTTCTACCTCCACTTTCTTCATCTCATCCTCTGTCATATCAGCAGGATTACCTATAGCTATACCTGATGTGTATGCAGCAGTTGTAACACTAATTTCTTGTTCTTGCCTTACAAGTTGTAGTTCTTCTACACGTTTAGCTTCTGTTAGTTCAGCCTTAGTAATACTATCCATAGCCTCACCACTAGTCTCTCTAGTGAGCTTATTCAAACCACTCAATACTTCCATCTGAACTTCAGCACCACCTATCTTATCCAACTCCCTTTTCTCAGCTCTACGAAAAGCATTACCTGTTACACCATTGTCCTTCTGCATCTGCCTCCACTCTCTCATCTTAAGAGTGCCTTCAGCAATACGTGTGTTGTACTCTACTTGTTGTTGTTTAGCAGCCCCTAGAGCCTCTTGTGCTTTATTCTGCCTATACAACCCAAGACCAAAGCTTGCAGCACTTATAACGTCTGTAGCAAGACTCCCTGTGTTTGTTTGTAACTGGGGACTTGTTCCTGCTTGCTGTGTAAGCGTTTGGATGTCTTTTGTAAACTCAGCCATTATTCTTTATCCTCTAATATCTTTTGCATACTGTCTGTGGATTCTGCTACTTTCAATGCTGCATCAAACAAAGCCTGAGACTCAGGACTCTGTGCTTTTTGAGCTAACAGCCTTAAGCCTTCTGCTCTATTATCTATTTGACCACTTGTTTCATAAGGGCGTAAGTATTGTTCATATGTACTACTGCCACTTGTTAAAGCATTCTGTGCAAAGGCTTTAGCTATTTCATCCTCATACTTAGGGTTAGATATAGCCTTAGCTGCTGTACTCCACTTCTCAAGTAGTTCATTACCTTTAGCTAAGTCAAGCGTTCCTCTTAGCTTGTGGTAGGACATATCCCTCACCATGGCTTGTAGCATTGTCTCTGCATTACGTAAGGCTGTCTTCTCATCATTCATCAGACTAAAGATACCTTCATTCTTTTTATCAAAGCTACTCCCATTGAAGTAGTCTGTAACAAGAGCTGGTTGTATATTAGCAGCCAACATAATAGCTTCTATTTTCTCTATCTTCATTCCACTAGAAAGACTCTTTGCAAAGGGTAGTTCTTGAAAGAGATATCCAATTACAGCTTTCTCAATGTTTCTATAACCAGATATAGGCTCCATAACCTCACTAGCCATCATTGTAGCCTTATCAAAAGTATCTATGTTTGGTGCTTTACGTAGTGCATTTATGCTTGTAGCACTCTCAAAGATTGTTCCTACAGCAGCACCTGATACACCCAGTACATTGAAAGAAGGAAAGCCATCAAGCATAAAGCTCTTAACCATATCTAAGAAAGCAGCAGGGCCGTATGTGGCTGTAATATCAATAGCACCTTTACCACCTAAGTGTTCTACTGTACTATTAAATGTTTCATTAATAGCACCATTCATCATTATTTCAAAGACAGGCGTATCAGCTAAATCAGGGAAATCCTTTCTTATCTTAGCCTCAACTTCGCTGCCTAACGACTGTCCCAGTCCACCTTGCATTCCAAATGTAGCGTAAGTAAGCATAGTAGTAGTTAGGGCTTTAGCATATGTACTTGAATACGCACCTGCTTCTTTACCAATACTCCTACCTGAATTAATCTCTCTCTTTATAATAGTTTCTACAGCTCCAGTAATAACTCTGTACTGTGGGTCTACAATAATATCTAAGAACAATTTGTTAACATGCTGGAAGAATTGCAAAGGAACACTTAGTAAACTACTGTTGTCTTGGTACTTAAACATATCAAGAGAGTTCTGTGTCTGTACATTCTTCTGTGCTTGAAAGCTTATCTCTGCTTTACCCTTCCCATCAAACTTCTTGCCAGCCTTCATAAGAGTGTTAAACTCTGTAAGGTAGGACATCATATTCATTGCAGCTAAAGAAGCCTCTTGACTCCCTCTTGCAGCATTGTAAGCCAACCCTGTAGTCTTTCTCTTAACAGCATTAATGCCACTTTTTACTACATTCGTAGCACCCACATCTAAGTTACCTCTAGCCATATCAAGGAAGTCATTACTCCTACCTATAGCATCTACTAAACCGTTGTTATCTAATTCTTGAACAAGTTCCCTAGCAAGCTTTTCATCTCCTCCAACTAAAGAAGTAAGGAGTCTGTAGTTACCTGTACTACGTGCAGCTATGAGAGCAGGTAGTTGTAACACAGATTTAAAACCACTAGTCCCCTTTGTACCCGCTATATAGATTCCTATAGCCATGTTCTGGGGTACTTGATACAATGGGTTAAGTACAACGAATAAGTTTGATACAAGTCCTTTTAGCTCCATTACAGCAGCTTGTGTGTCTGTACCTCTTTTATCAATATACCTTTTATTAGTAAAAGGAATTTTACCTATTAATCCCAGTATAGGGTCAAATACAGGGGATATAGCACTATCAACAGCTTTGTAAGCCTCGCCATTTGTATGTGTACGGAGTGTCTTTAAATATCCATGCCAGTTTTTAAAATCATTCAGTCTCTTATCAGAAAATAGTACTTCATCATCCTTTTGCTTTCTAATCATACTGCCAGCGCGAGGACTAAAAGAAACTTGTCCCCTGTCCTTAACAAGCATGTCATCAAACTCATTAAAGAAACGAGTCTCTACACTCTTAAGCATGTTGTAGTCTAATGCACTTTGTGTACTAGTAATACTCTTACCCATAGTCTCAAAAGCATTAAGTACAGGAGCATTTAATCCATCACTACCTTTAAGCTGCTCTCCCCTTTTCTTTGTATGACTACTGCCATAAGAGAATTGCACATCATTATCTGAGCCAAATATCCCATCTATGTCATCATTCTCTCTTGAACGTATAGCAACACCACCTTCTTGTTCTGCAATTTTCTTAGCTTCTTTTTGAGAAGAAACAATATGTGTAATGCTATTAGAAGGTACTTCTTTGCCGTCTACTGTTTTTGTACCAAGAGTTTTTACAAGCCAGCCTGTTTCTCTATAGAATCTATCAATGTGTCCTGCTCTTTTGTTAAGAACATTCTCAGGAAGTCTTGAAATCTTTTCAGGTTTAATACGTACAACACTTCTAAAACCTATACCCTCACCACCATCTATAGCGTTAGTAAGCTTAACATAGTTAAACCCATCATCAGGTGTAGCAGGTATCAATCGTTTAGTTTCCATATCCCATACTAAACCATCTGCTGTATCAATATCTTTTTTAGGGTCAAGTATCGTGCCTAAGTTGCCATCAGCTCCATCATCTATAAACTTTGTGTTCTTACTATTAAGCTTCTGATGAAATACTTTGTTTCTTATTTGGTAAACATCCTCATATACGTCCCGTATGGCTCTGTACGCTTCCCAAACCTTATCATCCTGCTCACCTGTTGCCTTTCTAAAAGAAGCTCTTGTAGTCCAATCTAGGGACTCAGAATCCCCTTTCTCTAATATCTTAGAAAGAGACAAGCCTTGTTTAGCACCTAACTTTCGCACACTGTTTTTAAATCTATCTTCTAGTTTCTGTACAGTGGAGCGATTCTTACCTTTTAAAGCAAACAATCCTTTCATTACATCATCACCTAGGATGCGTAAAGGGTTAAGTAACATTCTTCCAATAGGGCCAGTAGCTTTATTGGGGTCAAGGTACAACCCACCTACATCATTATCAGGGTCAAACTTATGTTCAATACTTGTTTCTGCATACCACTTCCCGTCCTTCTGGACAATCTTAGCATCCATACCTGCCAAGCCTACCTTTGAAGCACTAAGCGCATCCTCTGCTGTATCAAAGCCTTTTGTTCCATCTCCTAATAGGAATGTAAACGTACCTAAACTGTCTTCATTGTCGTTGAATTTAAAATCTATACCTTTAAAACCTGTAGCACTATCTTGAACTGTAAGAGATGTACCAGCTTGTGTTTCCAGTGTACGTGCTCTTTGCATACCAATGTTTGTAACAGACTTATCAGCAAGGATAAGCTCATTCATAGATGTTATGTTGTCTAACATGTTAGGAAAGCCAATAGAAGTATCTTCTGTAGGAGTAAACACTTGACGAGAAGCTACATCCTCTTTAGACATACCTGTGTCTTCTACTATTTTCTGTAGCCCACCTTCCTGCTCCACTTTTAATTTACTTACAGGGGTTTCTAAGTACTCAGTATCAATTGTATGGGAGTTAATTCTAGTTGTAGTTGGAACTTGCATTTTGTTAGGGCTAGAGATATTAGGGTCAAACAATTGAGCCATAAGTCTTGGGTCTATTTCTACACTGTCAGAAGCAAACACTCTCTTGCTTAAGAAACCAAATACACTCTCCACGCTCTTAAATACACCTTTAGCCCCCATTAAGGACAAGCCTGCATCTAAACCTGTTTCTAAATACTGTTCTATTTCTGAATCTGTTCTACCATCAATAACATCCAATCCACCTTGTAATACAGCTTTACGTAGAGCATCAAACTGACCTAGTGTCATTAATGAGTTGTTATTTTCTATTAACAGTGTTTCTTGTTCTTCCCATCCATCCATTAAAGCATTAAGCATTTCTATTTGTTTTTCAGGAGGAGCACTCTTAATAGCAGTAAGTGCCTCTGGTATACTGTTTTTATACTTTACCATTTGCTCACTGGCTGTGCCTGTAGGTAGGAAGTATTCACCCACATCACCCATCATACTAAGAAAAGGAGTACTTGCACTTAGCTCTGTACTGCGTTTCTGTATCTCTTGAGCAAACACAATATTACGAGCTACATGTTGTGCTACATATCCCATCCTGTCAGGGTTGATAGTTTCTAATTTACTTAAAGCATATGTTCTAAGCGTACCTAGATTAACTGTTGTCTTACCTTCTGCTTTTATTTGCTCTAGTATTGTTACAACTTCATCTGGTGTTTGAGCCTCTACAATAGATTGATTAGCTCTATCGAATACAAACTTATCCATCTCTTCTTGTATCTTTGCATATGTTTGGTTCAGGTAGTCATCACTACCGCTTTCTAAATCTTGCTCTATTAGTAAACTGTCTATTTCTAATGTTACAGCACTGAGCTTAGAAAGTTCTTTATTGCTACTATCTGTCCTTTGTACAGAAATACCAGCACTGCCAATGTATCCTGCTTCCTGTATATCTTCTTGAAAGTTAGTAGCAAAAGAAGTGTCTACAACAGGTGCAGGAATTGTTTGTTCAACCACTGGAGCTTTTGGAGCTTCTACAGGGGCTACATCTAATAGCTCTTCCTGCTCTTGTACTATAGGTTCAGCCATTACGTAATACCTATGTTGCTATTAGTAGGTGTCCCACCTGTATCGGGAGCTGCCCCTTTCGGTTTAGCGCCTCCAGAAAAACTGCCTGCAATAGAAGCTACACCACTAAAAGCACTAGCAGCTCCACTCCAATTACCAGCACTCTCCATTCTTTTTGCTATTCTTTGTTGCATTGTATCCACTTGGTTAATGAATTGAATGTTGTTTTCTGCATTACTACCAATAGCACTATATCCCCCTTGTACAGCACTGCTTCCTAGAGCGCCTTGTGTAGCTCCACCTTGAAGCACTTGGGCTTGAGCCATACGTGCCTGCCTTACTTGTGCTAAACGCGCCCGTGCATCTTGTGTTTGTCTTACACGCTCTTGTATTCTATTTGCTTTCTTTTGTTGACTACGTGATTTCTCACTTGCAACAACAGAACCTACAGTTGCAACAGATGCCACAACTAAAGCCGTTACTCCAAAAGTCATTTTATTAACTCCAATAATTCTTGTTTGTCTTTAATAACATGTTGGTTTTCAACTGTATCTATATCTGTTTCATTATCAGGATTTTTATGAACTGTTATCCAAGTGCAATCTGTAGTCGAATAAACAGACCTTTTAGCAAAAGGTGTAGATATAAAAACAAAAGGCGCTTCTACATCCATTTTTCCATCTTGGCTTACTATCGTACTCTTCCCTTCTGCAAGGATTGTAAAGTGCGGGTGCCTGTGGACTTCCCCTACAACAACAATACCTTCAGGAATAAACAAAGAACGGAGATACATACCTTCTGTAAAATAGTGTATAGGCTCTAAATCAATTTGAAGTTCTTCAGGTTGAGATAACATTATTTCTTGCAAAGTGTAAGCTTTAGTTAAGTAATCCGTTCCGTCTATTTCAGAAAGCATATTCTCAATCACATTCTTCCCCTCATTGTAAAGTTGACACTGTATCCTAGCATCTTCATATCTTTTAAAGGTTCTGCTTCAAATACAAACTGAACAGCATCCCCATTACCACGGATATTAAATTTCTTACTAATCAAATTCTCACCTGTCTTAAATGTATAAGGATAAGCATCAGGTATAAAGCCTCTTTGTAATGGCTTGTACAATTGCATAGCCTTACCACTACCACCAGCAAGAGGTGTTATTCCCACCCATTTCTTATATTCATTTCCGTTATCAAAATCCCAACGAGCCTGAAACAAACAACTACTTGGCTTATCAAATACATAAGCTCCATCTGTAAAGCCTGTTATCTGTGTTTCTGTTTTATTAAAAAATATTTTAGCTTGTTGTATACTTTTCTTGTTAGCAAACTTTCCAAGTGTTTCCCATCCTGAAACTAAATAAGCAGGTATATCTGTAGTAAAGTCTTGGAACAGCTCATTATTTAACTGAGCTAGGCTGTAGCTTATAGTTGTTGCCCCTGCTGTATAGAAAGGATAAAGAGTTGCGTTGTTCACTCTAAAAGGTCTACTGGCTGTGTATAAAGCATTTACTTGTTTCTGTGGGTAAAAACCCTGTACTTCTAAATCAAGTATTAACCCATCACTTGTGTTATCAGGAGTCCACCACACAATCTGTTTATCAGCTTCGTTGTAAACACCATTAGCATTTCTGCCAGCAAAAGAAGTAAGGAAATAAGAGCGAATAGTTTGAGCTGTTATGTCTGTTGCATTTAATACTTGAAACTCACTTCCCTGTATTTGCATAATGCCATTACTGCTAAAGTAGAATACACTACCTTCAGCTTCTACAATACTGCGTACACTGGCTAGCCCTCTTTCACTCACCTTAGCTATGTTAAAACCAGTAGCTTTAAATCCACCATCAGCGTTGTAGATATACCACACACCATTAGTAGCAAAGACAATAACACCACTCTTAAATGTCTTAAGAGCTTTAATCCCTACACAGTCTTCTAAGGGTATAACACCACCATCCGTATCTAATAAATCAGGTATTGTTTCACTTGTTGGGTCGTTGTTCTGGTAACAGTTTCCTGCTTGCTTAGAAGAAATTAATACTTGTGAATAAGATAGAGTACTATCTACACCATAGAAGATTCTTCCAAAACCAGAAGCACAGCAATTAGGGTTTTTAGTATTTGTTGTGGGGTCTAAAACTGCCATTACGGTATCGCGCCTCCTTCTGGAGCTGTTGGTTCAGGGTAAGGGTTAAATGGGAGTGTTCCCCCACCACCACCTGTATTTGGTGTCTCAGGGTCATAAGAAGGTGTTCCTGACAATGTAATTGTTCCTAGAACAGTTAGTGTTGTACTAGGTGCTCCATCTAAAGAAGGGGAAGCAAGTTTACTTCCTCTGTTATAAGTATCAATAGGAAAAACATAATGACCTCTAGGTGAAAGACTATTTCCCAAACCTGCATCTCTTACGTACTCAGGGTCAAATGTAAGTTCCCCATCAGAGTTAGTTATCATCCCTACACCCACACTATCGGCATTACTAGGGTAGTTAGAAAATGCGTTGAAGTAAGTTGTCACTGTGTTAGTTAAAGGATATCCACTTTGGTCTTGGTCTTTCTTACTAATAAACCAACCTGCATTATATAAATTATATTTATGATTGTCTGTTAATGCTGCGGGATTCTCTGAAGCAGATAGTTCGTCATTGACTAATTCAAAATCTCTTACATGTAAACTAATTGTATTAACAACTATTGTATCTGTAGCATCAAAATACTCAAGGAGTACAGGTTTGTCATTGTTAGAAAGAGTAATCACTAAGAAGTTTGTTAGTTCTGCTATCTGTGTACTTACTACAGCATCCGCTATTTTAACATCAGCTACAGCCGTGAAGTTTGCATCTATTGCATGAACTCTTAAGAAAGTTTCTGGAACATCATTAGTTAGTATAGCAATTGCATACTTACTCCCTCTCCAGTAGAACAGGTTTTCAAGCTTACTTGCAGCACCCGCAAATGTATTAAGAGGGTATATGTAACTAAACCCTTTTCTACGCTCTCTTACCAATCCATCTTTATTAATAGTGAAGTTTAATTCATTACTTGTTGCTCCATCAGGAAAGGACAAAGGACTCACTTCTGTTAAGAGGCCCTTAGCTAAATTAACATATTCCTTCTGACCAGCAGCCCTCATTTCTAATTATCTCCTAATAGACTAGCTTGTAATAATTTCTTTATTTGTTTTGGATGTGACAAGCCTTCTGGTACGTCTATGTTGTACATATCTGCATAGCTTAGAAGTTCTGTCTTTGTTGTTAAGTCTTCAAGGAGAACATGCTCTGTCATTTCAACACGTTTTACTTCTGTACTTAAAGCAAGTCGTCTGTCATACCTATCAAACTGCACCAAAGCTTCTGTAAGGCCCGTAAAGCCCCCCATTAGTTCAAGAGGGGTATTGCCCTTACTACTGAAGTGATATAGCTCTGTGGGTGAGTACACAAGCGAATACTTAGAACCCTCCACCGTCACCATGTCTCTTTTAAATATATCATCACTCATCGTCTGCTCCTGCTACTTACATTGCCACGTCTACCACGTGATTGTTTAGTTCTACCACCACTGCCTACCACTGCACTTGTTTGCTGTAATTTAATACGAAGCTTACGAGCCTTCTGGCTTATCTTTGCATTAGGCTGTTGGTATACTAAGTTAAAACATTCATCCAACACCATAGCCAAATACGTAGTACTTAGATGTTGAGGGATAGGTATTAGAAAAGCGTCTTGTTGTAAGAATACAGGCATCTGCGATACTAACACTCTTGTCTTACTGGCTTGCATTGTTGTATCATATGCACTGTTATATGCGTTAGTTACAATGTACTCTCCATCAAAAGAAGTGAAGTACGTAGGCCACTCATCATTAATAACAGGAATCTTTTGATTATCAAATCCATTAATAATATCAACACTTGTATCCTTAGAACTGTATTCACCTGTAATAGCCATAAACTCTAAAGGTGTAACGTATGTTAAAGGCTTGTACTGTAAGTCTCCTGTTTCAGATATGTTGTAATAAAGCTCACTGTCTTTAATGTTCTGCACAGTAGAAGGGATTAGAAGGAAGTTGGGTTTAGTTGTATCACCTACTGCATCTAGTGTTACATCCTTTTGTACAAATAAGAGATGAGGAAATTCTTGTACCATCTCATAATAAATACGTTCTGATATGTTTGCTACTTGTTGACTCTCATCTGTATCAAAAATACTATCTACGTAGAAGCCACTTGTAGCATCTAAGTATTGTTGGACAACTTGTAGAAGTGTTAATTGCATTATTCTCTCCAATAAATATTATAATAGGGAGGAGAACCTCCCCATGAAATATCAACTATTAGTACAAGTCGTAAACAATAACAACTTTAACAACACCAGCAGTACGTGAAGTAGCTGCTGTTAGCTGCCCCTCAGCCGCGAGAGCTGTGCCTAACAAAGCACCATCAAAAGCAATAACACCTGTAGTGCCAGTGTTAGCTTCTAGTAAGCCATCCGCATTTGTAACAGCACCAGCAGGTGTAGAAACACCTAGAGTAATGTTAGTACCACCAGACAGAGTAGACTCAACAATAAGACTACCACTACGAATTACAGCTCCTACAGGAATTGTAATCTGTTGACCACTAGCGCCAGTAGTAGGCAAGGTAGTTACAGGGAAGCGATACTCAACAGTGCGGGTAGTACCTACTTGAGATACTTGTCCACCGTTGACAGAAGATGTATATTGATTAACATCATATAGATTTAAAGGTTGTGCAGACATATTTTATATTCCTTAAGTTGGAGTTGCGATTACGCAAAGAGTTTCAGCACGTTTTAATGCAAAACCATAACGACAAGTAGTTGAGTACTCATCACGCTTCATGTTAGTGTTACGGAAGAACTCCGACTGTGGACGTTGACGCATAACACCCATGAAAGGCATATCATCACTAGAAGCCATAGACATAGCAACCATTGCTTGACCTGTGTATGTTGCACTACCTGTACCATCAGCTTTAACAAGTGTCTCTGCTGTAATCGCTGGCAAGTTATGACTAATCATAATGTTGAAGCCGTAGATGTTACGAACAAAGTTAAGTCTGTCACCAAAGCCTGTTTGAATCAAACCATCAAAGTTGTTGTTAAATGTACTACCATCAGTACTCTCAACAATGTTCAATAGTTTGTTAATCTCAAATTCCTGTTGAGGGTTAATAACTAATACACGATTAGCAATAGGAACCAAAGCCAAATCAAACGATAGCTTTAAGTTAGCAATATCTTGTAAAGCAATATTACCTGAAGTACCACTACCAGCAAAACGGTGAGGCTGACCATTAATTAAGTTACGGTCTCCTAGAGTCTGTTGGTTGGCAACTGCAAATACTGCTTGCTCAATATCACGCTCAAATGCAATAGAGCTTTTACGGACGTTCTCAGCAAAGAAAGCCATAGCTTGATGACCATCTTGCTTCTGCTTGTCAGTCATGTACCAGCCATCTTGCTTGTAGTCTGTAACAGCAAGTTCTACACGACTAGTAGCCATTTTACTGAAATCTACCGCTGTGTCTTCAGAGTAGTTAGATAGTGCTCTGTCACCAGTTTTTGTAATTTTTAATGTGTCACCATCACCAAAGATGCCTGTTTTGTCATCAAACAGTGGGCGACCTACTAGCCAGTCATCTAATGATTTGGCAAGGGCCGCATCATAGACTTCTTGACGGATTATATTGGGATTTTGTGAAGATACGTAAGACATATTTATTCCTTAGAATTTAAACATTGATTCAGGGTCAACACCATGCTTCTTAGCAAACGAAGTGAATGTTTCTTTTAAGTTATTCACCCTATCTGTAGTGCTAAAACCACCTAATTTAAGAACAGTTGCTTCCGTTTCTGTACGAGAGCCATTGTTTCCAAAGCTAGGGGATGGGTTTGACTGATTAGTTTTGTTTAAGCCAAATAAGGCTTTAAACTTTGCGGGGTTGGCACTAGCTTCAGAGATGATGTCTTTATCGGACATACCTAGTTGCTTGGCTTTCTCCCTCAATTTGCTCTCATAAGCATCACCATAAACCGCCTGAGCAGCACTAATGCTATCCTCTTGGTTCTTCTGAGATACACCATCCTTTTCTTTCTGTGAAAGGGATTCGGACATTGTACCTAATAGTTCTTTCTTGAGAGCTTCTATATCAATGGCATTGGTCGATGCGTCTTGACTTGGCGTTTCACTTGCTCCCTGAGAATTCATACGTGCTAGTGCATCGTCGAGTTTCGTAGATTGGTCTATCTGCGCTCTGAGTTGAACAAGTTCATCGTCTTTAGTTTTACCTTCAGCTTTAAGTTGTTCAATAAAAGAATCAGCATTAGTGATTTTATTCACTGCATCATCCTTACTAAAGTTTCTATCACCTATAGTAAATAATGGTTCTACTACTGTTGCTTTGTCAGCATTGTCTTCTGTTTTCAAGTCTTGGTCAGACATTAATAATTCCTATTTCTTTTTCATCTTAGTTTTAGTCATAGCTGGCTTCTTACTCGTAGGAGCAGGAGCCTTCTTAGCTGCTTTATATGTAGTCTTTTTACTCATCATAATTATTTCTTCTTAGCTGTTTTAGCAGCCCTAGTAAATTGTTTATCGGTGGGAGCGCCTTTAGCTCCTTTCTTCTTCATCTTCTCACCGCTACCAGCAGCAATTCTTTTCTTCTTTGCATTAATATTTGCGTATAAGCCTTTACTCATTACCACTTTTCCTTATTAGCCCAGTAAGCAGCACTCATCTTACCTTTAGATATGTTACTTGCATGACGTGCTTTAAAAGATTTCTTTCGAGCCTTCTCTGAAGCACTCTTAGGAGACTTCCCTGCGCCACTTACTCCTTGTTGTCCAAAACGTATTGTCTTTACTTTATCGCCTACTTTAGCAACAACAACATGAGACTTCTTAGGGTGAGAGGGAGTACGCTTTGGTTTGTTAAAACCACTAACGCCTGCTCTCTTTAGTCTGGAATCTTTATCTGCCATAATTATACTCTGTAATCCATTTCTTTGATTAAGGAACGTAGTATTAATCGTTCTGCTCTATTAGAAATAAGATGATGGTTGAATTCAAACTCTGTACTAGGTTTAGACTTCTCTTCCTCTCGCATACGAATCTCAATACGAGCCTTAAAGCCTTCTATCCAATCCTGTGTAATCTCTTGGTCGTACCACTCTTTATACTTAGCTACGTACTTAGCCCTTTCTTCTGCATCCTTTGATGCGGACTTCTTTGAAATAAACTGAGGTATTTTAAAGCTCATCTTCTACCTCCATCTCAGCATCCATTTCCATTTCTGTAGCTGTTGGTTGTGACATTGTTTTCTCCAGTTCTTGTTCAGCAAGCATTGTAGCTTCTTGTTCTTCTAGTGTTTCATCTATAGCAGCAAACTTCCTAATCACTTCATACTTATCAAATCCATTAACAGCTTCCCATACCTTAGCTAAGTCGTATGTATTAAAATGCTTACCTGCTACTTCGTATATACCACTCTGTATTAGGTTTTGCATAGCTGCTAGTTGTTGTAGGTTACGAGCAAAGCGTCTAGCTCCGAAAGGTATAAGCTTACCATTACTACTCAAGTCATCCTCTGTCACTTCTAAGACACTAACAATACCTTCTTCATCTTCTTCTAATACTTTAATAACACTACTGAAGTTGTCTTTAGCTACTCTAATCTCAGCAGTAATAGTAGGCTCAATAACATCTTCTTCAAACTGTGTTGCTTTGTTAATAAAACCTCTAAAAGCTCCATCATTTAAATTCTGTACTTCAAAGGCTGTCTTCTCTCCTGAAGTCTTAAAGCCTGTAAGCTGTTGTGGAATCCTAGCTGCTCTACGAGCCATCTCTATGTGCATTGATATTTGATTGTCATACGTCAATACAGATGCATCAGGAACGATGTCTGTAACACTACCACCTTCAGGCATAATGTACTTAGTCTGACCTGTTACTTCATCGTATATCTCCTCTACGTCACCTACATAAGCTCTATCAGGATTAGCAAAGCTATCTATCGAATCATTCTTAGAGTTCTCTCTGTGGTTAATCATGTAGTTAATACCAACTAGATTATCTAGCGGCCCCTGACTCCACAAGTTGTCTGGACGAGGCTTCCAACTACCTTTAAAGATTTTACTCTTAGGTTCATACTCGTCATAGATAACAGTATTACCATCAACAACAATTACACATCTACCTTTGTATATATCGTGCCCTACTGAATCAAATATATCCCCATAGAACCATAACAATTCAACCATACCGCTTGTGTAATATTCTTTAATACTACCAAAGCCTGCTGCTATGTACTGTGGCTCTTTATCAATATCTGAGTTATCTGAATCACCACCAGACCTCCTGTTAAGAAGGAGTCTTAATTGCTCACTGTCTATCTCGCTCTTATCACCTAGACTCTCTATAAATTCTTTGAATTCTCCTGTTGAGATGAGGCTTGTAATGATTTTCGGTGTCTTAGTAAAGTCTGAAACAGATGGATTGAAAACAATATCATAAGGGCTGATACGAAGAGGCTTTGGGCCAACATAACCACTAACCGACTCATCATCTTCTGTTTGTGTTTCATTAACGTACCCTACCTTAGTAAAGCAATTACCATAGCGTACTAAATCATCTATTACTTTACGGAATGTAGTGCTGAATGCATTAAGAGAATGTACTTGTTTAATAAAAGAAAGTAATTTAGCACGTTTCTCTTTAGCAATAGCCTTAACATCAAAACCTTTCCAACCAAGCCAGTCTTCATGTGGAAACACTGTACTGTATATAATAGCTATGAGGTCTTCGTGTATTTCAGAAATAACAGGGATAAATGTTTTGTGGTCAAAGAAGTCTCCACCCTCAAGCATTGATGTATCTGTTGCATGGATGTAGCCATCTATCTCAGCCCACATATTACGTGACTCAATACGAGCACTATTCCACTGGTGCTTGTAGCCTGCAATCTCTGCTGCTAATTTTGGTTTATCGTCATAAGTGAGTGTAATCATTAAGCTCTCTTTCTTCCTCTATTTAAAAACCTACTCTCTGCTTTAACTACATTTCTATTAGTAGCAAACTTGGGCTTCTTTATTCGTGTGCTGTTTGTAACGGCTATCCATAAAGCATCTTTTAAATCATCATGTGGAGGCTTACTAAGTCTTAGTTCTTCTTCTAACAACCTCGTATACCCACCCTTAGTATGATAAACACTTTTCCCTCTATAAAGGGGTTCAAAGAGTTGAGCATTACGTTCTTCTTTACTACCTTCTCTCTGGTTCTTAGTTTGATGTTTAACTACTAATGTTTGTCCTGCTTTACGTACTTCGTCCTGTATAAAATTAGCTATTACATTACCACCAGCATTAGTTTCTACAGTCATTTCCCTGAAGTCCCAATACTGATGAAGCTCTATAGCTTTTTGGTAATATACTTCTGCTCTGTCTGTTTGGAATCGTTGCAAATCGAGGATATACAAGTATCCGTCTGCATCCCATGCAACAACCGCAATAGCTGTATAGTCTCTTTTAACTTTCTTGGCTCCACTTCCTTCACTGAAAGCCAAATCCATACCACAAAACACCTTAAGCTCTTTATTCCCATACCACCACTTACCTTGTCGTTGTTCTAGCATCTTAGGCTGCATATACATAAAGCAGTTGTTAGTAATCTTGTCTACATCAGCAGCATTAGGGTCGTTGTAGTATTGGCAGTAGTACAATACTAAGTTAAAGGCTTCACTACGCTTCTTACTTAATTCTGTTCTGTTAAAGCCATACCAACTACCATCTTCCATCTTCATTCTAGGCCAAAGGAAATGACCACTACCATCTTTGTTCTTGCTGTCTTCGACTGTTCTTTCAAACCAAGTCCATAATGGCTTTGTTTCTACACAATTACCTTCATCATCAAATACTTCATATTCTTTCTCTTTTAAGTCCGAATATAAGTCATTATCACCGTACCTAGTACCTACTAACCATTTAATACTACCTGTTGTAGCGATAGAAGCATAAGACTGATAAACCTCTTTAATGTCCTCTCTTTCTGCTGCACTTCGGTAGTTTTCGTTAGTAACTAAGTCATCAAATATACAAACCTTGTAGTGTGCCCCTGTGTTAGTACTCTTTGCGCTTGTAGCGGCTATTGTGGGGTCTTTCTCACTATCTGGTCTCTTAGGGTGGTCAACTGCTATTTCGTCCAGTGTCCATGTCCCTGTTGGCTTGTGCTCAAACTGCTTAGTCTTTTGATGTACTTCATAGTTAAGCATTTCAGGCCATAAGTCTCTATGGTTTCTACTCTTAAATATATTCTTAATAACACTTAGCTGTCTTTGTGACAATTTAGGGTTAGAAGAAACATATGTAACAGTAAACCAAGGAAACTTAGTAATAGCCCAGCTACACGCTACAGCAATACAAAAGCTTTTCTGGTGGTCACGGGGTATTAGAGCTGCGGAGTTATCACCTTCTCCCCCTTCTAAACCCTTTCTAAGTGAATCCTCAAAAAACATAAACATATCTCTGTGAACATCACCAAAGTACCTATTAGGGAACATCATTTGTGCGTAGGTGTATAAGCTATCCTCACACTCTTGTCTTATTCCCTCAATACTCATTTACTATCTACCTCTCCTAGTATCTTAGATTTCAATACTTTCATGTCACCATGCATTTCAACAAGAAGTTCACTAATAGCTTTAAAATCTTGTCTTGTTTCTGAGATACTCTTTTGTAAAGGGAGTACAATCTGTTGCTGTATCTCTAACTTATCGTAGTACTCTTTATTAAGCTTTAATTCTAGTGTTGCTAGTTTATCTGCAAAAGATAATTGTCTATTATCGAGTCTGTTTAAATATCCTTTAACAAACCAACCTAATAAACCTATAGTTGGAATCCATACGTATTTTAACAGAAGGTCTAATCCTCCAGCTTCAATACTCATTTCTTTAACCTTTTATATAAGTCTTCTACATTACTGCTTTTTTCTTTAGGCTTCTTAGTTTCGGGTCTACCTTTAGTTGTCTGCTTACCACTTTGTTCAAACATAAATTTAGCAGCAGTAACATTGCCATCCTTAACCATTCTCATTAATACATCTTCACTCTCTGCTTTCTTACGGAGTTCTTGTTCTTCTTTCCAATCATTCAAGCCTTGATACTTTAAACCAGCACTTGTCTCATGTCCGTTAACAAACCAATCAAGAGAGCATAGCTTCTTCCAATGCTCCCAGCTCTCTACTACCCTTATGGCTGCTTCATACTCACTGTCACAGCCTCTATACAAAGCACTAACACTTTTGTACTCTATCCCTTTTTTAGATACGTAGTCTTCTGAGCGAAGAGTGTAGGGCGCATCTGGCTTGTTAAACTCGTAGAACAAACCTTGTGTTAGTTGTATTCCGTTATCTGCTTTGTAATTTGACATAGTGTGTTAAGCCCTACCCTTCTGACATTAAGAAGTTAGTATCTATATCAACAAACGCACTTGTTGAATTTCTTACATCAATTGTAAACCCTGTTGTTGCTTTTGAAGATGTTGCTATAGTGTAGTTTACAAATCCAATAGGAGTAACTACAGCCGAATAATTGGTATTAGCTCTAGCTGTATCGAATGTAATTTGATATTTACCAAGAGATATTCGTGAAGAACTCCACCCCGTAGGTAGCCTTATAGCAGAACCATTTGCAGCTACTACACCACTGTAAACAACAGTGCCTGCCTCTATTCCAAAGAAACCGCTAGGGTCATTACTAGATAAGAAACCTGAAACTCTTTTATTACCCGTACCACTTACAGCTTGATAGCCAGATGTTGCAGACCACTTTGCAAAGTCTAAAGTGTGTACTGCTGCTGCTGCTGTGCGTGACTTGTAAAACAAAGAATCATCAATGTTAAGGTTCATAGGTAGTAAGTAATCAGCAGAACCGTTATCTAGCATTCTAACTCTACAGTTGCTTAGTCTTACAAACAAATCAGTAGGTCGTGTGCCAGAAACATCATCAAGTATCAATACTTCACTGTCTGTTATGTTAACATTACCATTTACTGCAATAGAAGCTGAGACACCATTACAATTATCTATATTGATTTGTGGCCTTAAAGCATCAACTCTTGTAGCCCATCCTGCATCTGCATCTGCTAAATCACCTCCAAACTTAACTATTTCTTTAGTAGTATTCGCAATGGATGTTCTTAAATTAATACAGTTATTAATATTTTTAATGTTAACAATCTGGTTGTAATCACCGTCTGACACATCAGTGGCACTATAAAGCGCCTTAATTCTATCTCCATAGTGCTTAGGAGGTAAGTAAGCTAATACAGCCATCTCGGAAGTTGGCTTTGAAAATCCACAATCTTCTACATTAATAGTATGAGCAATGTAGTAGTCGTTGTTTATGTTTTCACCAAACTCATAGTTAACCATTATCCATTGTTTATTTATTGTTGCGTAACGAGAGGTGTCTTCTAATTGTATCGTAACATTCTTAACTGTAACACTTCGTCCAAGTATTGTTGCTCTACCATAATTAGTATTACCGCCTGTAAAGGGAAACTTAACAACAGAAAAATCTTTATCCCAAGTGTCTGTAAAGTCAGAACCAACAATTATTTCTATACCATCCACTAGAATGTCACCATCCCATTCCGAACCGTAATCAATTCTAGTCTGCATTACAGAATACTGTGGCGAGTCACCTACCACACTTGAAGAATTAGCTAAGAAGTATCTACATTTCTTAATAGTTAGCTGATTACCACCTGACATCAATGCACCCCAGTTATGAAGGTCACAATTCTCAAGCAGTATATCAAAACCAGCCCAATGAATGTCATATCTGTTTAGTGAGCATTCTCTAAACGTAACATTCTTAAGATAGTTAAGACCCGATGCACCCCACCCATGTGTACCAACACAGTTAATATAGCGCCAGTTAGCTCCTACATTCCCACCAAATAAATATAGCCCTTCTGGTACAGTTGTCTGAGTCCATGCTTCACCGCGGATGTTGTTCCATTCAATATCATAACTACCAATAGCTGCAAAGAATGTTCTGCTAAATGTAGTTGCAGGTTGAGCCACAATCTCTTTAACTACACTATTTTGAACTGTTACGTTGTGTCTATTTCTAATTACAAGAGCGCGAACATCTGCTACACCATCTAATATCCATGCAGGACTATCTATAACCAATCTAGAATCATCTTGAGGATATATAGTACAGGCAGTAAGCCCGTCACTAAAGTCTTTAGCAATGGGAGTTTGTAAGCCACCATTGTCTGCTATAACTAGTAATTCTATTTTGTTTAAAACTACACCTGTTGAGCGAGTAATATCAGCCTGTCCATCTAGCCTTACACCTGCATTCTTATAAGCAGAGAATATGGAGGTTGGTAGTTTTGTACTGTCTTTCTTTAATGAGTCGGAGTACGTTGTGTTTAATTCAGTAAGAGCAGCAGCATCCAATACTACTGGTGTTGTGTAAGATTCTATTTCAAATAAATAGCGGAAGTCGGCTGCTGGATAACCACTATTACCATTTAGTCTTATATTGGCACCAGCCATATTCCAATTAGTCTTAACAGGTATGCTGTACGGACTAGAAGCCCTAGCTTCCATCAAAAACGTTCCTGAGTTTTGCTTTACCGTTAGTCCCTTTGTATTAGCATACACATTACAAGCATACATAGCACTCCAAGAATCCACTAAACCTGTAGTGTCTGCTCCAAATTGAGAATAAGAAATTGAATTGTCTGGAACTATTTCCCATCTATTCCCATTCGTATCTATAAAGTAACCACCTCCATCTGTATCTCCTGCTGTTCCAGTTAAAGATGTTCTGGAATAGAAAGCAGCTCCAATAGAAGGCGTTGTACTGCTGTATCCTGATGTGGCTGCAAAGAAAGAAGTAGAAAGGTCAGATGCAATAAGGGATGCAAAAGATGTGTATACAACACCTATAGATGTAATATCAAATGTACCAGTAAGGTCAGACAACCTAACGGGGTCTGTAGGGAATGCAGGAGCAGGCAGATTTAAAACACGATTGCTATTCATATCCAACTGTGTTTCTAACTGATTAGGAGTGTCACCTACCCGTGAGAGCGTGTCAGCTATAGCTACTGCTATTAAATCCAATTGCGAGTTTAACTCACCTATTGTATTAGGAGTGCCTGTTTTTGTGTACCTTGCCATTAACTCTTACCTTTAATCTGTTATGTTATGTCTGTAATAATACCGCTAACAACTGTAACTGTCTTGCTGTCTACCGTGGTAAAAGAACCTGTAGCACCTGTAGTATTGATAATAGGATTGATTGCATTCGTAGCATCTACAGATATATTTGTACCTGCAACAACAGAGTCCACTTTACCAACAGTTGACCTAGAGCTTTTCCATCCCATTCTTTTAATTTTATTATCTGTACGTGAATTTCTCACTACTTAGTTACGCCTTTAAGTTTTTCTATTGTTCTAAGGCCAGATAAGCCAAGCATTGCTAATGTAAGTTCCATCATTACTTCTACAGGCAGGACTACTAATGCTAAACCAAACCACTGCATAATAGGATTGACAACAAAAGCCATTAAGAATCCAACACCACACACCCACATAAGGAAAGGTCTTGCTCCTGCTACAAATGTACTTCTGTGTGATGCTTGTACTTTACCAATCTCCGCTTGTACTAATGCAGGTTGCTGCGCTAGTCGTTGTTTAATAATAGCCTTATCAAGTCTTTCATCATCACTTGTAAATAAGGAGTCAACAACATTACCAATAGCTGTAATAGGCTCTGCTGCTGCGCTGCTAAACAAACTTGCAAACCAACTCATACATCCCCTTTAGAATAATTGTGTACCGTATCTGCCAATGAACTGTTCTTATGTCACTATTGTCTAGGAGTACACTTTAAATTGTTTATCTGCATCTAAGCAAACCATACAATCTAGTATAGCGATTAAAAATAAGAATGCAATCTAGTAATACTATTAGCATACAAGCATACTAACTAGAATAGCAGTAGAATACTCAGGCTGCTACTATGCGAATGTGGTCTTTAGACCTTATGAGCAAGGGAGCTGTGATTTATCCAGCAACCACTGAGTGTATATAACTCCTAAAGAAATACTTTTTGTAGAAATTTGTAGAGTGCTATGCATATACACCCTCGTCAAAGCAATTCCCCCCTATGGGGGCCTTCATTAAGTAATTACGGGTGGAATGAGGTACGAGTGTAGCCTAGCGTTCTAACACGAACACAATGGCTAAGTAGTTGAGTTGTATATAGTTAGCCATACCAGCAAGCTAGTACGTCTACACTTATCAGTGTTGTTACTCTGACTAGCTCTTACTACCTATACATATATACTTATGTATGTTGTATACCTTATAAAGGATAGTGCATTGTATATACCTTATTGGGTATGTATTAGTTGTATGTTTATTTGCATATATAATTCGTTATGTTTCAATGCCTTATCATTTAATTGTATTTATATTGATATTTATAGTTGCATTAATAATTGTATGCTGTAGTCTTATTGGTGTCGAAGAGATAACGACATGTTCTTTAACAACTTGGTAACGAAACGAACTGGCACTAAATACCAGTGAGTTTAACCGTAGGCATTAGTTAACAGCTAGTGTCTATCATTAAACTAACTAACTAAGAGAATAACATGAGCAAATTGACCAGCGATAAACTTTTAAGAAGAATGCGTAATAAGATTTGGGATTATGACGGCACGGATAAGGAAGAGCAAGCGGGGAGGGTTTTATCTTATATCAAAGTGAGAGCAATGCGCTATAATACGGGTCTCGCGTACACTAATTCAAGTTATGCAAATGTGATGTGGATGTAATAGCTAACTAACAGGAATAAGATAATGACTAAACAACAAATAGAATGGGCAAGTAAGCATGATTGGTTTATTGAAGCTATCCCTTCTAAATTGACAGGCAGGCTAAGAGCATTTGTAAAAGATGACATGCTTGAAGGTAATGTACTGGTATTCAACAGTTTTATAAAGCTTCAACAATGGGCAGGATATTAATATGAGAATAACAGAAAGTGTCTACATTAAAGCATTAAAAGAATCTAAAAATGACCCTTTAATTAATGAGGATTTTAACGGTATTATAAAGGGGGAGAATGGGAGAGAATTTTGGTATCAAGTAGATACAAAAGACTTTGAATATGTTAGTCAGCATGTATCACAATATCGTGTATACCACACTGGCCGTAAGTAATTAATATATATTCTTATACTATGTCGATTGGTAGCATCATTTAATTAACAACAAAAGGTAACACTATGCGAGACAATACATTGACATCACTAGTAATCTTAGCTCTTAACTTAGACAGTGTGGAGGCTGAACACAATGCTATAAGTAAATTCTTAGGGTATGATTACGAGAGGCCAGCACTTGATGGCTGTTACAAAGGAGAGGTTGAACGTAGTTATATACTTGAAGTAGATGGAAACCTATTCAGTATCTTAGCCTTTGCTAAAGAGTACAATCAAGAATCCATCCTGTACCTAGACAATCAGCGCCTTGCTACATTAATCTATAGTATGGACAACATGGTTAGTTTAGGCTTATTCAAAGGTGTTAGCGAAGCTCATGCGAAGGCTAAAGATGCCTATACATTCAACCCTCTCACACTTACATATTACATAGCGGAGTAACAACATGAACAATTCAATCAAAACAGAACTAAAAGCACACATCCTTAGCCGCATCGAAGATGGTGTATTAACACCTGATAATCAGGATGAATGGCACTTTCACTCCTTCAATGAAGACTATTATCTAATTGGCTATTACAACTGCGAACAGTGGCTTATCAAGCACGATGTAAGTGCATTCGAGGCAATTGATACAATAGTTGAGTACGAACAAGACAACTTCGGAGAAGTGAATACAAAGCTAGACAACGCCATTTCTGTTGTAAACATGTATGTGTATATTCAAGGTGAAGAGCTAATGGCTGGCATTGATACACTAGAAGAACTAGAGGAGCTATGTAATGACTAAACTAATCAATGAACGTGTATTGCGTGTGACTGGTAGCATGATTATCGTTATACGTCACATGAACAAGGGTACAGAGTACATACTAAAAGAGAATAACAGTACAAATGGTGTGTTATTCAGACATAAACGAGCAGTTAGAGACTACATAGGGGCAGCAGTATGAATATGAAAAAAGTATTAGTAACAGCCCTCGCGGGGTCAGTAAGTGATTTTCACGGGGGATTGAGTGGAGGGTACACAAAGTTCCAATATGCGGGATTATCTAAGCACTCACCGTCACATGCTCAACAAAAGCGTGATTCAAAGAAAGCCAAGAACAAAGGGAGGGGATAACATGAGTTTTCTACATCATGGTGAGTATTACACATTGGATGAGCTTGTACAGCATCTGGAAGAGTGTGGGATATAATACTAGGGCATTGGTAGCATCATTACATTAAAACGCCTGTGTGTTGCATACAGAGCGTTTAACAAACATTAAAGGATAAGACAATGAGTTATGAATTAGCAGATGGTAGTTGGAGTACAGATTATAAGATAGGGGATGAGTTTGAACATGTGGAACAAGGGATTGTTGTTTTATACCGAGATGAGGGGCGTAAATTCGCATTCTTTACAAGGCTCATGGATGGGGCAGAAAGAGTTTGCTATTGGGGTCGTGTAACACCTATTAAAGCAAAGACTACCAATCAACTACGTGAGACAATTAAACAGCTTGAAGCTACAATACAGGAGCTAGAACGATGAACACTAAACAAATACTATTTATAGTTATAGCCAGCTTTTTAAACACTGATATAGCTGACACAATCTTTGAACAATTCTCTATAGGGTGGTTTGTGTATATTATCCTCACTTCTGTATTGCTTGCTGTATGTAGCCTAGCACTGAGGGATGAACGATGAATGCACATCAACTACTAAAACAGGCAGGAATGCTTGAGGATTATATTAAAACAGGTGAGTGTAAAAGGAAAGACTGGGGTTTGTGTGCGAATGTTCTCCTCTTTGACCTTGAGGTGGATTGGGGTACTATGTTTGAATCTTGGCCTTCTTGCTCAGGGGACTATTTTTTCCCGATTGAAGGCGATTCTTTTACATATAACCGCAACGAAGATAAACATGACAGACGTACTAAATACGGGAAGCTTAGATTATCCTTAGCTAAACACTGCTTAGAATATGTAATGAATGAATTGAAGGAGGCTGTATGAGCATTGAACAATATATTGAATCAACTAAATACTTGCAATGGGAAGATGGTATGTATGTCATGCTTGATAGTCTTGAATGTGATTATGAGAAGGCATTAGTTGAGGATAGTTTGAGGAATAGTAGGTATTTTACAGTTGATATAACATGTGACTCAAATGAAACATATATGGGTGTCTTGGACGGCATGGCAGACTACTGGTGGGGGAGTGGGGTACGAACTTTACTAACCCGCGCACAGGCTCTATACATAGCCACAGGAGAGACAACATGTACTACGTCGTAGCAAGAGACAGTAAAGGGAATGTATCAGTGATGGGAGAACATGTGGATGAGGATGATGCAAGAGAGCATGAAGAACACCTCTTTAATGCTTATCCTACATTCCATATTTGGATAGATAGAAGTATAGAAGAATGAGTGAGCTAGAAAGTTGGATTGATAGTGAGTTAAAGAGACTTGATAACCTAGATTGGATTGAGGGGAAAAAGAAAGGCTGCATAAAGTAGCAATTAAAAGACTACACAATCAGGCAATAGCTGCTAGGTCGAGTAGGATGCAATATAGTATGGGAGAGAGGTTAAGTAGACTTGAATCCATATTAGATAAACTGGTAGAAACATTAAACAATAATATAATTAAGTAGCAGTAAAAGAATTAAAATCTAAATACCCGAAGGGTAATAATATTGCTTTAGTAATATTGTTATTAATAAAAGAAGTAAAAGATATTTATATAGGTTATGATGTTTATGTTGTTTAAGTATTTATTAAGACTTCTTTTTAAAGAAGATGAATATACTATTCAGTATAGGGTTTTAGTGCAATCTTTGCAACCTACGTAGTAGATGTATAAGTAAATAAAATAGATACAACGTGTATCAATATCGGTACATGATACCAGAGAGGCTTTATAATGAACGATAATATGAGAAAAGTATTAGTGGCTCTTAGGAGTGGAGAGTACAAGCAAGCTAGGGGTACATTACAGAATACAGGTGGGTATTGTTGTCTTGGTGTTATGTGTGACGTGTACGAAAAAGAAACAGGGAATGTGCTAGAGAGAACACCAAGTGGTTTCTTTAATGGGGGTAGCCTCTCTAGCCACGGTGTTGTAAGGAATTGGGTGGGATTGCGGGGTAACCTTGGGACAAGTGATAACAAGGCCCCATTATCTGAGATAAATGATATGTCACATTCCACATTCGCACACATAGCTGATTTTATAGAGAGTGAGCCACAGGGGTTGTTAGTATGAATTCATTAGAGATAGAGATAGGGGATACTGTTGAATCCAGTGTGGGTATTAATAAAGGTGCGGGAGGTGTTTGCATTGATATACGCTTTGGCGGTAATGGCACATACAAAATATCATGGGATTACTATAACGCATGGGTAGATTTTAAAGACTTAACATTAATTAAAAAAGGAAAGACAATGCAATTTACTAAATCAGATTTAATCAAGTTAGCACAATCTAATACTGTGTTTGTTAAGTACAGAGATGAAAGCTATAGAGTTTTGATTAATGGAGTATTTAATGGGGTGGGGTGGGCTACAATGGATGATTTTTCTGATGATTTAAAGTCTAAAGCTATTGGGAGGATGGATGTTGTAGCTGTTTACACTTCCAACCCATTAACCCCTCTCGTATATCAATTAGAGGGTCAACACCTCACCCTAATATGGGAACGAACAGAGCAGACAGAGGCACAGAAAGAAATGGAAGTGCTACAGGCTCAGGCAAAGGCACTACAAGAGCAGATAACAAAGCTACAAGGGGCGCTGTAATGACTAAAAGATTGTGTGTACCATCTAATTTTACAAAAAACCCAAAATCTAACAGGGAATACTTCTATTGGGATAGAGTTGTGGGTCGAGTGGATGAAGGGCTTTGTGAGGTTTTGCATGTGGAAAATGGTGTAGCGAATATATTAGACTTAATAAACCAGCGGCAGTTCGAAATAAAAGTCGATGCTGTTGATTGGGAGCTAAATGTATACGACAAGGTATACGAAGAAGGGCTTAATTGGCTTAATGGGCTATGAAAATATGTATCAAGGGATTAACAAAGGGGAGAGAATTGTAATGCAAATATCTAAACTTGGAGCGTATTCGTATCAATACGTAGTTAATGTTAGTAACTTTGTATTTTTTGATGGTGTTGTTGTTAATGGTGCTGTACTCTTATTAATGAGAGGGGATGTGCATGTAGGTAATGTATATCATCCAGACAAAGATAGATTCTTAGACAACTGGGAGAAGATACAGAATGAACTATCCAGATAACATAAATTATTATGGTGATACCACTGACCCACGTAGCCCTCATTTTGAAGGCGAAGAAGAACAAGAGGAAGACGATGATGAATGACTGGATTAGTGTTGATGATAGATTGCCAGATGATGCAGAGCTAGTATTATTTAGGCTTCTTAACAGGCCAAAGACGGATAAAGGCATCTGGCTTGCTGGTTGTAAGACATTTGAGACGGAGTACACATGTGATTATTATTTTGTAGAGGATGTTACGCACTGGATACCCCTACCCCCACCACCAAAGGAATCAAAATGAGTGGCAGTTGCGTAGCTCGCATAGCTTGTCCTACATGTGGGGATGAGAACAGCTTACAAGTGTTTGAAGAAGATGGTGTACGTACGGGATATTGTTTCCAACCTACATGTAAAACATACTACAACACACAAGCTCTCTCATCATTGCCTGATAGTGACGTTGAGTACACCCCACAAGAGCCTAAAGACATTTCTTGGGTGGATGGCCTAGGGGTGTTCGACCATCCCGCGAGAGGGCTTCTCAGGGGCGTATACAGGAGGTTTGGTGTTAAGCATGGATTAAGCACAAGGGATGGGAAGACATTAACAGAGACGTACTACCCACGTAGAATTAAACATGATACCACTGGATATAAAGTACGAATTCATGACCCAAAGAAGTTTTACACGATGGGGAGTGTGCGTAGTGCTGACCCATTCGGGTGGAAGGAAGCCCTTGAAGTAGGTGGGTATGCTTTGTATGTGACAGAGGGTGAAGAGGATGCTATGGCTCTGTACACAGCATGGATGCGGCATAAGAAGCAGAAGGTAGCTGTTATTTCTCTTGGTCAAGGGGCTAGTAGTGTAATTAAAACTTTACAGCCTGTCTTAAAGGACATAACAGACAAGTGGAAGCAAGTTGTATTCTGTCCTGATTATGATGGGGACGCAGGAGCAACGGCTGTTAAGGATATTATCGCTCTCTTTCCAGAAGATTATACAGTGAAGATAGCTAAGTACTCTGAGAAAGATAGTAATGACATGGTGTTGATGGGGAAGGAAGCTGAATTGGTAAGCAGTTGTTACAATGCTGGTGTACCTCTTACACAAGGCTTGATTATCCCTGATAAGGATATGTATGATGAGCTAAAGAAGCCTCCTGAGTATGGCCTGTCCTATCCTTGGCCTAAGCTTACAAAGCTCACAAGAGGAATGAGGAGAGGTGAGGTTATATACTGGGGCGCTCCTCCTAAGATGGGTAAGAGTACTATTGTTAATGAACTTGCATCATGGATAATGCTTGAACATCAACTGCCTGTCCTGCTTATCAAGCCAGAAGAGCAGGCTAAGAATACATTAAGACGTATATCAGGTAGTATTGTAGGGAAAGTGTTCCACGACCCTGAGATAGTTATCAATCCTGATGATGTGGACAAGGCTCAAGCATTGATAGGTGGTAAGTGCATCATCTTTGATAAGTGGCAGACTCCTCGATGGGATGAGACAAGGCAGTTGATACGTATAGCAGTGCTTACGCAAGGTGTTAAAGATGTATTCCTTGACCCCTTAACAAACTTCACTGTAGGTATGAGTGGTGGAGAGCGTAATGACTTCTTAATTAGCATGACAAGGGAATTAGCAGAAGATGTAGCCAACTACGGGTATACAGCTCATGTGTTCTGTCACTTCAACAAAGCACCTAGAGGGGATAAGCAATGGAATGAAGGGCGTGTACCTAGTACAGATGACTTTCAAGGCTCTAGTGCTATGGCTCAGGCTTGTAACATGATGATTGGTATACAGGGATGGAAGCTTACAAGTGGAGAAGACAAGGACTATTTCAACTCTCAACGTGTGCTACACATACTAGAAGAGAGAGAGTACGGTGTTAGTGACAGTATTGGATTAGTGTGGCACCCTAGTAAGGGTAAACTTAAACAACAGGAGCATGACGATGATTGATATTAAAATGGGTAACTCAGGTGTAACCTTAAAATGTGTAGTCTGTGTTGAAGGTAATCAATACTGTGTAATGCTGAAAGATTCTGATTTCAGGACAATGCCCTGTGGCTTTGGGGACACAGTTATGGATGCTATTGATGATTTTAAATCTTCAGCAAGAGAGCTTAAATTAAATACACCTAAAGGAGCATGATGATGAATAACCAAGAGATTTTATCTAAAGTGCCTGAGGGCAATTTCAAATCCGTACTAACCCAACATCACGCTATTACATGGGGGCCGACTGATTATCGCTCACTAGCAGACATTAAGCGCATTGTCGAGCTAGAGAAAGATTTAAATACAGCAGAGTCAATCATTATAAAAACAGCTAATAACATAATTGAGGCGGATAATTGCGAACAAGATTCCGATGAAATGAATGAGTGTTGGGATTGTTTAAAAGAATTTGCACTCTTAGCTACAGGGAGATGTGACACATGAATGACATACTAAGACACTCTATATTAACTCTTAGTGATACCAGACGTAGCTCTTTGATTCAAAGAGCAGAGCTTCTGGAGTACAATAGAGCAGGATACAAGGCGCAAGTGGCAGAACTCAAAGAAGAGATTGCAGCTATTGATAGGGAGTTCAATGCTATTGATAAGGAGCTACACAGGCTGCATGTAATTGATACAGAATTGGAGCCTACTTATGAAGACGTATGATATAACAGTAAAAACATCCTTGACGTATCCTTTACCTGTGCTGGGCTACGCTACTTACCGTTTAGAGGTGGAAGCAGATGATGAGACGGAAGCCAAGCAGACTGCCCTTCAATTAGCCGACCCTGAATCTAACAGACGCTCTTGGGTAGTGTATATTAATGAATTGGAGGAAATATGAAAGATGAATCACCCTTAACACCTGAATGGGTGGCAGACAACATGAAGCTCATACATTTCTTATTAAGGAAGAGAGGGATACGAGATGATTGGTATCCAGAGTACGAAGACAAAGTTCAGGATATTCTTTGTCGTGTCTTGCAGCACATACCTGCGTATGATTCTAAGAGGAGTACTAAATCAAGATACATAGACCTCTTAGTGACACAAGAGCTAGGGTATGGAATGACAGTGAGTAGAGCAGGGAGGCTTAACAATCAACACATCTCCATGCAGGATGCTGGTGGTTTCCTCCCTTTGTTTGAGGAGGACATAACTGAGCAGATATATGCTGAACAAGAATTTGATAAACTACCAGAGACACAACAGATGCTTGCATTAGGATACACATGTAAAGAGACAGCAGCAATGCTAGGACTAAGTGTTGATTATATTCGGAATAAAAGAACGGTCTTTCAACGAGGGAGTAAGATATGAAAAAACTAATACTAACAGCATTAATGATACCATTCTTCGTGCAAGCAGCTAGACCAGATGTATGTTTACACGTTAAAGAGACAGCTACATTAATAATGGCTGCAAGACAATCAGGGATGGGGGCTGAACATGCTGTTCAATCAGTGGGTGAAGGGGCAGAAGAGGAGCAGGAGTATAGGGCATACATGCATATAATTATTGCTGCATACGAAATTCCAATTTACGCTACAGAGATGTTTAGGGAAAATATTATTAGAGAGTTTGCTAATAAATATTATATATCATGTTGGAAGGGGACTGTGTGATGATTAGACCTACGATGTCCCACGTATTAAATAAACAGGATTTGTATGCCCTAATGGGGGATTACGCAACATACTTAGAAAGCAAGATTACAGAGCTTGAGAGGCATATCAGGGGTATTGCAAAGCCTCAGTTTTGGATGTTTAAAAATGGGACATACAATCCAGCGTCTTATTGTTGTAATCACTGTGACTTCTCATCAACTAAGTTTGCTGAACGAGACGAACATGCTGAGTCCTGTGCGGGCCGTGAAGAGTATCTAAGGGGGAGTAATGAAAATGAATATACCCGCTTTTAATACACCCATAATGGAAAAAGTAAAATATCTTGAGGCAAAATCAAGGGTTGATGACAAACGCATTGCAGAGCTTGAGAAACAACTGTCAATGAGAGGAACACTAGCAGACCCCAACTACGACTATGACAAGAAAGAATATAGAAAAGGAGAGGTGGAAGATGAGTAAACAGAAATACACAAGTATACCGCAAGCACATGTAGATAACTTGTACAAGAAAATAGCAGAGCTTGAGAAAGAAAAGGGTGTTTTGATTCAAGCAGGGTGTGATTTGTGTTTCTATGCTGAACATACAGAAGAACATAGACGTGCGAGGGAGGAGTTTCCTTGTCGTTATGACTGAGATAGATAAGTGACATTCGATATTGTATTTGGATACAGGAGAGCAGAATGAAATTAGTATGTGATTTAGAGGCTGATGGTTTATACCAAGAGGCTACGCAGATATGGTGTGCTGTGTTTAAATGTACAGAAACAAAACAAGTGTGGAGGTTTAGAACACAAGCTAAGATAGAGGCTATGCTTGACAAGGCAACAGTGCTTATTATGCACAACGGTATTGGATACGATAAGCCTTTGATGAAGAAGATATGGGGCTATGAGTACAAGGGACGTGTAATAGACACAGTGTTGCTGTCTAGGGAGTTGTATAAGAACCAGCCTGTCCCTGAACAGATGAAGCTTGACTACGCAGCTATACCTCACAAGGAAAATGCGAAGCAGTACATAGGGAAAGACTACGTAAAAGATATATCAGATGATGGTAATGGTTATACAGTTATCGAATACCACAATGGAATGGTGAAGAAGCTTAGTAACAGAGGTAAGAAGCTAGATGGCCCTCACAGCCTTGCAGCTTGGGGCTATAGGTTAGGTAGGGGTAAGGTGGAGCATGAGGACTGGAGCCAGTACACACCTGCTATGATGCATAGATGTGTAGAGGATGTAGAGATTACGTACTTAGTATACCTGCGTATGCAAGAGAAGCTTAAGAGTGGAGCATTTCCTCCTAGAGCTGTATGGCTTACAATGGACTTCATGGATTGTATTAGTAGACAAGAGAAGCATGGATGGAAGCTTGATATTCCTAGATGTGAACGATACATAAGACAGCTTAGTACATGGGTGGAGAGGATAGATAACGTGTTACATCCACAACTTCCTATGATACCAACCATCAAAGAAGACCGCATGGAAGATGGTGTGAGTGAGGGTGTACAAGCTCCCTTCACTAAAGCAGGGACAATGGCTTTAAGACTACAGAAATGGATAGATAAGAATGCTTTGGATAATTTTGGCAGTAATGTGGGTGGGCCTTTTTGTAGGGTGGATTTTCGGAGGGTTAATCTGGCCTCGGATAAAGAAGTTAAAGAGTTTCTGCTTGACCTCGGATGGCAACCAGAAGAATACAACTACAGCAAGAAAGAAGTAGATGAGGATGGAAACCCTGTAAGGACATCTCCTAAGCTTTCCTCTGATGATAGTTTCATTGGTGTTGATGGAAAGATGGGGAGGCTCATATGTAAGCGTGTACAGTGCGTACACAGACGTTCTAACATACAGGGGTGGTTGGATAGGGTGAGGGACGATGGCCGCTTAGAGAGCAGGGTGAGTGGCTTTGCTGACACATACAGAGTACGACATGCTAATATAGCTAATGTTCCTAACACAGAGAGCTTCTATGGGACACAAATGCGTAGTTGTTTCATAGCTGAGAAAGGAATGATATTAGTTAGTGCGGATGCTGCTAGTTGTCAAGATAGAATGCTTATCTCAAGGGCTAGGGATGCTGGTATAGAAGACAAAGTATTCGAGGACATGATATTAAATGGAGATAAGAAGAAGGGCACAGACAGCCACACAAGAGCTAGGGATGAGCTTAACAAAGTGTTTGAAGCTGAAGGCTATCCTCTCATTACAAGAGGCGGTGCTAAAAACTTCAACTACGCTTATAAGTTCAATGCTGGTAATAAGAAGTTGGGTAGTATGGCAGGAGTTGTTAATGAGACGGCTGCTAAGAACTTAGGAACAAAGCTCAGGCTTGCCTTAGATGAAGTATTCCAAGCGCAGGTTAAGCTGGAAGAACACTTGAAGATTGAGTGGAAGAAGACAGCACGTAGGAGACAGGTGTCGTACACATGGAAGGGACGTAAGCAAGAGAAGACAGAGTTCTTTAACGGGAAGATTAAGGGCTTAGATGGGAGAATGATATTAATACGTAATGAGAAGGACATATTAGTATTCATGTTACAAGCAGATGAGGCTCTAACAATGCAGAAAGCAACAGTATTGCAAGACATAGAACTTAGAAATAAATATGTAGATGGGGTTGACTTCAAGCAAGTGTGTATGTACCATGACGAAACTACGTTTGAATGTAGGCCAGAGATAGCAGAGGATGTGAAAGGTATTATGGAAAGAGCAATAAACTATGCAGGTAAACATTTTAACTTATCAATAGAGCAGACAGGTGATGGTGCTATTGGTTTAAACTGGGCAGAAGTCCACTAGGAGGAAGTATGAGAGTTACAAGACTTAACGATATACTGAATGAACTTCTCATCCCTTTTGATTACGATGAGGTGTTCCTCAATACACTTAATAGGAGTTATGAGTTTATGAAAGATGGGGAATTAATAGCATCTTTTAAAGCAGAATTAAAGGAGGAAGTATGAAAACGATAGTAGCAGGTGGTAGGTATTTTACAGATGCGCTCTTACTTTCAAGGGTATTAGATGAGTGGATGCTGTCCCTTACAACACAGCTCACCATAGTAAGTGGAACAGCAAATGGGGCAGACAAATGTGGGGAGCAGTGGGCAACAACCAATGCAGTGAAGATTAAAAGGTTTCCCGCAAAGTGGGATGAGTACGGAAAGAGTGCAGGGTATAGACGCAATGTGGAAATGGCAGGCTACGCTGAAGCCTTGATTGCTTTCTGGGATGGTAAATCAAAAGGAACAAAGCATATGATTGATATTGCATTAGATAAGGGTTTAATTGTGAAGGTGGTACGGTATGAGTAATTTAAAGAGACCACCAGCATTTCTTAGAATACCGTCAACAACACAAGAGATATTGAGTATCAAACCACAGAACATTGAGTACTTGGAGGATGGATTCTTCCTTGATGAGAGGTTTACTACAGTGACACACAGCGTAGGGAGTCAGATACACACAATGAAAACAAATTTAACAGCCGAGGAGATAGAACAAGGGATGCAGGATTTACAACAGCAACAAACAGACTACGAAGATAAATACTTTAACATTACATTTTTAGGAGGTGAAGAATAATGCCAGCACTTAGCGGAATAGTAAAAAATATTTATATCAAATCACTTAGCGAACCAGACCGTTATGGTAATTTACACAGATGCGGCTTTAAGATTGGAGAAGATTTGGTAAGTTGGGGAACCACTAAGAAGCCTGAAATCTCTTACAAAGAAGGAGATGACTACAAAACACTTCAGAATGGGATGGAAGTGGAGTTTATGTACAAGCAGAATGGTGACTTCAAGAACATTAGTAAGACAACCCTATCTGTTATTAGTACAGAAGGTGCTCAAGCTGCTCCTCCTCCTAGTGCTCCTGCACAACAACAGGCTGCACCAGCTTACAAGAAGCCATACGTTAGTAGTAATGTTAATCCTGCTGAAGTGGGGCAGTGTTTGAATCTAGCTGCTGATGTATTAGGCCTTGATGCAGAAGCCCTCCTTGACACCACACAGGTGACAGCAGCTATTAAGTGGTACAAGGAAGTGAGAGAGTTGTTTACGGAGTTGTATCCTACAGTGGAAGTGAGTAAGCCTGTCAAGGTAGCTAAGAAGGGAATTGATTTTGATAAAATCAGAACACCTAAAGCTGAAGAACAGATGCCTATGGATTTATCAGATGATGACCCTATCTAACTAACAACAATGACAAGGATGTCATTTAATTTGAGGAATGAGAGATGAGCTACCCATATTGGTTTACCAATCCCTTTGATGCACTAACAGAACAAGATAAGAAGGAGCAAGAGGAGTATGAGAGAATTAGAGAAGAACAAGAAGCTTCTATGCATTGATGCTGATATTGTTGTCTATAGTATTGGTTGGGGATGTGAGAAGGAAACAGACGAAGACCAAGTACATAGACGTGTAGATGATTTCTTTGCTAAACTATTTGCTACACATGAGACATACAACTACAAGGCGTTCTTAACAGGGAAGGGTAATTTCAGAGAGACAATGGCAGTGAGCCATGTATACAAGGGAACAAGGAAGAAGGACAAGCCTAAGTGGTACAACAGTATTAAACAGCACTTAATACATGAATGGGATTGTAAAGTAGTGGAAGGCATGGAAGCTGATGACCAACTCGCCATAGAGATAACTAATGATACCAATGCCATATGTTGTACAATTGATAAAGACCTCTTACAAGTGGAGGGGTGGCACTACGGATGGGGTACACACAACAAGGCAGAGCGTTTGCTACACTACGTTGATAGGTGGGGCATGTTGGAGATGAGAGGGAAGAAGCTATATGGTGAAGGTGTTATGTGGTTGTATGCACAAGCCATTATGGGAGACTCCACAGATAACATTAAAGGGATACATGGTGCGGGGGATAAGGCGGCATTTGAATTATTGCAGGATAAGACAACGGAGATTGAGCTTTATGAGGCAGTGGAAGAGTTATACTCCCTGCACTTCGAGGAGCCAGAAGAAAGACTAGAAGAGAATATGCACCTCCTTTACATGTGTAGAGGATGGGAAGATGATAAACTAATACATTGGGTAAAACCTAAAGGAGATAAATAAATGTTAGAAGTTATTGGATTTTTAGTTTGGATTTTATTTACGTTGTGGTTAACTGCTCTGCCAGTAGTTCTTATTCTTGGCTCAAGTTTAGTAGGCGGTATGGGGTTTACTGAGAAAGCTGTGAGTTTAAATGCGGCTTGCTTGGCTGGGATTAGTTGGTATTACATATTTACATCCCTAACAATTACTTTAAATTAACATTGGAAGAAACCTATATGATAAGTGTAATTAAAAATACAAAGACAGAATCCTTAGAAAAGCCATTCCCTAAGATGATGCGTGCTACAGATGGCCTTCTTGTTTTCTTCACAGAACCTACGAAAGGGGTCGTTATTAAGGACAACGGAAGGGGGGAGTATGGATTTGGGCATATGGCTTCCTGCTGGCATCCTCTTAGCTTTACAGACTTTGAAGGTGTAGTTGAATTGAGAAATGATTGGGTGGAATCTATATGAATATTAAAAATAAATATTGTCTGTTAAGTGAACTGACACAAACACAGATAGATAAGTTAGTGGGATTAGCGCCTTATGCTGATTACTTTAATTTTAACAAGAGTGAAGTTTTGATTGGATTCAGTCATAACGGTAATGCAGGAACATGGAGGAGGGGTTTGACTGATGAAATAATCACATACAAAGAAATGCTCTCCCTCTTAGGAGCAGAGGAAGAAGAACAGCTTGTCCCACATGTACATCAGAAAGAAATTATTGCTTGGGCTAATGGGGAGGAGATTGAGACTAAGACAGTGAAAAGTTCTGTATGGCATACTTGTAGGCCAGAATGGTCTTTACTTCAGAAGTACAGAGTAAAGCCTAAGCTAACACCTACACAACTACGTATTAAAGAAGTAGTGGCTGAGTTACTAAGCCTTCACAAGCAGGATGCTGTAGAACGTGGTATTGATAAAGTGATGGGGAATTAAATGGTTGATATAACACTTGAAAAGATACAAGAGATAAAGAACATACTTGACAGAGCAGCAGTCGTTCCTCATCCCAAACCCCCTTTAAAGGAATTTGTAATGTTGGAGTTTCTTTCAAAAGGAGACCTTAGTTTTGGACTAAGCGTGAGTAAGTCTGTTAATGGATGGATGTCTAGAGGCTATGTCCCTTTGGGGGGGCACTTCTATGTAGTTGACACGTTGTACTTCCCTATGGTGCTTAAGACATGAGCCTCAGAGGAGTAAAGAATAAGGCAGGAGGCACATGGACAACAGCAAGGTATTGGAGCTTCATAAGAAGTTGTCTAAGGAGAGCATGGAGTAGATACCCTGTCCGCTATCAAGTGATGAAGGAGGCACAGAAGCCCTACACAGGAACAGATAAGAGAACTAAATGGCTGTATGAATGTGCTGATTGTTCTAAGGACTTCAAGACAAAGGAAGTGGAAGTAGACCACATTGTAGGAGCAGGAAGCTTGAAGGACTACAGCGACTTAGCTGGATTCTGTGAGAGATTGTTTTGTGAAGCTGACAACCTTAGAGTTCTGTGTAAGCCTTGCCACAAGAAGAGAACTGATGAAGAGAGGAAGAAATAGATGCACGTTTTAAATATAAAATACGGTGCCCCTACATTTGATAAGAATGGCAATGTTTCCGCATTACATGGAATCATCACTGTAGGTGACAAGGTTGTTTGGCTAGGGAGGAAAGTAGGTGGATGTTCAGATGGCAAACACTTCATTGTGGGGGAGACATACACAGTTGCAGGCATCTACCCCAGTAATCTCGACCTGCTGTTACAAGGCGAGAAAGACGAGCACACGACTAGGGCGGGTCAATCCGAATACAAATTGATGGGGGAGGTGGTAAATAATGATTTTAGATATTATACTATTTAGTTTGGCATGTGTGTACGCCCTTGTTGTAAGCACTATGTTAGCACAGGGGCTTGTATGGTTTATGTTTGGAGATGATAAATAATGACTTACGATAAATACCAGAATTGGCTTATGTATATTGAGAACAATGATATTGATGAGCTAGAAGAAGAAATCAGGGAAGAAGTACGGAAGCTTATTCCTTACATGGATGCAGAAGACATTGACATAACAGAAGCAGAAGCTATTGAAGCAGCAGAGGGGTATGTACATGAAGATACTTAATATTGAAACAACACTGAAAGCTAAGAGTGGTGGTACACATCTTATGATACCAGACACACAAGTAAAGCCTGATATTGATATGTCTTATTTATCTTGGATAGGAGCTTACATAGCAGATAAGAGACCAGAAGTAATAGTACACATAGGAGACCATGCAGATATGCCCTCTCTCAGCAGCTACGACAGAGGCAAGAAGAGTGCAGAAGGGAAGACAGTGCATAAGGATATAGAAGCAAGCATACAAGGTATGAACCTCCTACTAGAGCCTTTGTACAAGCTACAACAGAAACAGAAAGCAGCTAAGAAGAAGCTCTATCGTCCTAAGATGGTGATGACATTAGGTAATCATGAAGAGAGGATTATGAGACATGTTAATTCTAATCCAGAGTTGCATGGGTGGATATCTTATGACAGTTTGAAGTACAAAGAATCAGGATGGGAAGTGTATGACTACTTACAACCTGTTATTGTTAATGGTGTTACGTATTGTCACTTCATGGCTAATCCTATGACGGGTAAGCCTTATGGTGGAGCTGCATTGAATATATTGAAGCAAGTGGGGGAGAGTTTCTGTATGGGACACAAGCAGACATTAGACGTAGCCACACGCTTTCTCCCTGCTAGTGGTAAGCAGCAATGGGCTATTATAGCTGGAGCAGCATATCCTCATGACGAGGGGTACAAGGGCTATCAAGGCAATCACCACTGGAGAGGTGTAGTTGTTAAGCATAACACCCTAAATGGGAGCTTTAATCCTATGTTTGTTAGTTTGGAGTACTTAAAAGGAAGATATGGGGGTAAGGCATGAATAAATTAGATGACAGTTACTCTGAAGATGCTTTCCCTATGGAAATTGATGTTCAGCTACACAGTCTGGAAGACGGAGAAGAAGATACTCACTATTTTACAATATATAGCATAGGTAGTATGCGGGATATCAACCGTTTAGCTGCGGAGCTTTACGCTACGAATGGCAGAATATTTTTACCAGACAGGGACTTTTATGGCTCAAATCATCCTGAAGAATACAGTTGTTTTTACAGGGCTTGTCTTGCTTTCTATTATGTTGAAGAACTTCAAAAGGATAACTTATGAGCAGTCTAGTGGAACACTTAAAGAAGATGAGTGCTATTATAGAAACATGGCCTCAATGGAAGAAAGATATTATAGAAACACGTATGCACAACAACAAGGTACGTTTTGAGGAGAGTAAAGATGAGTACTAATAGAGCCGACCACCTGTATGATGCTATAGGGAATGAATTAGACGCTTTAATGGGGCATTACCCCAAAGTGCTGTCAGGCTTAATAGACGAGCTATATGAACTAGCGGATGTAGAAGCTGAACGAGTAAGAACAGCAGAGAGATATGGAGTGAGTAAATGAGTATCTTAGTACAGGTGTTGGAGGGTGAGGCTAAGGAATATATAGAGTGTGGTTCGTATGGGATAGCAGAAATCTTCCAGTCAGCGGCAGAACGTATTACAGAGCTTGAGAGAAAAATTTCAAACGTTACTAGTAATGCAAAGGAAGTAGTAGCAGACGCTAGAAACACACTGTCCGTTAGAAAGGGATTTGAAATGAGTGGTTATGTAAAGCACTACATAGTGAGTCGTGAGGATTTTAATGCACTAAAGGAGCCTAAATGAAATTTGTATTATGTAGCACACAGACATATGAAGAACTATACCAAGCAGAGTCCCATAAGTGGGTGAGAGTGGAGAGTCATAACAACCTACTAGGCTTTCGTAATATACATGTAATGATACACGACTGTTGGATGTATGAAATCAGTGATGACAGAGTGCAATATTTAGAACAGCAGTTGACAGCCTTAGCAGACTTCGGGTATATTAACATTACATTCCAAACAGAGGATGGGTGGTTGGAGAACTACGAGAGAGAAGAAGTTGCTCCTACAGAGAAACAAATGGACATTCCTCTAGGAAGCCCTGATGCTGTAGTAGCGTATGAAGTAGAAGATAATGATTGTGAAGGTGGAGCTTGTAAACTATGATTGTTCGATACGGATATGAATGCCTTAGACCTGAGATGTTAGCCCTTGCCACTTCCGCTCCCCTTACATGGAAGCAAAAGATTTGGCGGTCTATGTACAAAGCAAGACAATTTGCTATATACGCGCTTCTAGCTGGCGTACAAGTGCTGAATGTGTTTATATTTCTACACTTCTATTAATAAACAGAGGAAAAATAATGATTGATTTTAACCAATTCAAAGAACACGTAGTGGTGCCTACGTTAAAGTACTTAGACAGTGAAATACCTTACAGTGAAGAAGCTGTAGACCTCCTCATGCTAACTTGTGCTCACGAGAGTAGAGGTGGTACATATTTAAGACAGAAGGGCATGACGGGCACTGAGGGAGCATTTGGTGTTTATCAGATGGAGATGGCTACACATAACGATATATGGGAAAACTTTATTAACTTCAGGCGGGGATGGACAGGTTTTATTATGGAACAAAATGAGGATTACACAAGACTCATATCCGACTTAGCATACGCAACAGCTATGGCAAGAGTACATTATTGGAGAGTGCCAGAAGCTCTCCCTAGTAAAGATGATACTATGTACATGTCTAAGCTAGGAGACTATGCTAAAAAGTATTACAATACACATCTTGGTAAAGCTACAAGCAGTAGGTACGTAACAGATTATTTAGAATGGAGGGATAGTTAATGAAAGTTGTATATGAGAAAAGTATTACAGAGCGTATACGGGAAGCTAAGTTTAAAAGTGAAAGGGATAATAAAAAGATTCAGTACATTGAAGTTACGGAGAAGGAAGCTGTGGAAATGTATGACTACTCTATGGCAATATTCATAGGACACTACTGTCCGATGCGGGGTAAATGCCTAGATGTTCACAACGGGATGATGTTTGGTGTGAGAATAAAAGTGGAGGGGTATGATGAGTCATTATGATGAGCAGAGAGAACAAGCATGGCCTACAGAAGAACGTATAGATAGCATAGGGCAGAATGGCCCAACAGGAGAGCATTACATGAATAAGTATCAACGTAAATTAAATAGCTTTATTATGAAAACTGTGGGAGAGAGTGAAGTAGAAATAGTTATAGATGTATATGATGTGCTGAATGCTTACCCTTCAGGATGCCCTCCTATAGACCACGCTATTAAGAAACTCCTTTGTACAGGTAGTAGAGGAGCAAAGGATTGGGAGACAGACTTACAAGAGGCCATAGACAGCCTAGAGAGAGCTAAGTCCTTCCCACCAATGCCATTCTAGCCCTTCCTCCCTAAGTCTTCTCACAGACGCATACAGGGGCTTTCCTAGCCCCTTGTTGTCCCCTCTTATACATCTGTTATTTGATAAAACCAACCATTCACTACTATTGTAGTTGCTGTAATAGATGTAAGCCTAAATCTCCCAGTGCCCGTCCTTGTCTCCTCATTCCCTATAAACACCCTAAACATTGCTGTTATCCTGTCACCTGCTGACGCTGTTTTAAAATATGTATGATTAACGTTTAGGCTATAAGGTGTTGAAGTGCCTTCCGCTAAGTCCATAACTAAGTTAATTTCTTGCGCTGCTGCATTTGCAATATCAATATCTATTCTAAACTCAATCGTATCCCCAATCTTTAAGCTACTAAAATCAAACTTATTTGTTGATGCGTTCCATATGTTTGTTTTTGAATTTGGATTGTAAGCCTCACTTGTACCCCCAGCCGCGTCATTAGTTAGAAAGGTGGTGGAGGAACCTGCACCATGTGTTATAGGTGACGCTGTTGTCCCTACATCACTAGCGTTAAACCAGTATGTCTGAGTAGAACTCTCTGCTAGATTCTTTATTTGGTTAATTATGGATGCAAGCTCAGAACCATTACTCACTCCACATATTACATTATCAATTGGCATTTATTTATTCTCCACAAGGAATTATTTCTGAGCACTGAATTGTTCCACCACATGTTAATACACCACTGGAATTGAATGCTGCTGTTATAACATTCTGTCTCCAAGCTGCGTACTTGTCTGTAAGGGTTAAAGCAAAGTACCCGTTATTTAGTAAGTATTCATTCCACATATCATTGTATGCGCCTTCTAGCAGACCCTCACTTCTAAGCCAAGCTACTATTACATCATTGTCACTCCCTTTAAATCCTACCGTCCTTAAGTACTTAGCTACTCTATTCCATGTTTGTCTCTCATCTACAGGTATTATTAATGTGTCACCACCTACTACTGTTACCAATCCAAATGATTCTGCACTTGTTATCCCAAGAGG